CCAAGCAGTTCTTCGGGGCTAGCGTGGATACCTTCCGCCCCAGCTATGCGCGTAGGTCTATCCGCCTGCCACGGCAGTGTGTTTTCGCGGGCACGACCAACCAGGACGAGTATCTGCGCGACCCGACCGGGAACCGGCGTTACTGGCCGATTGAGTGCCTGTTCGTGAAGCTGGCCGAGCTGCGCGAGGTACGCGACCAGCTGTGGGCAGAGGCGTACCACCTGTACCAGGACGGCGAGCCGTGGCACCCGCAGCAGGATGAGCTGCCGATGTTCGAGGCCGAGCAGGATGTGCGCTTCCAGGGTGATGCCTGGGAACCGCGCATCGTGAAGTGGCTGGAGCAGAACCCCTGCGAGCATGTGAGCAGCGATGTGCTGCTGGAGAAGGCGCTGAACCTGGACCCCGGCCATTGGGGGCGGCCCGAGCAGACGCGGGTGGGGCAGGTGATGCACCGCCTGGGTTGGCGGCGCAGGCGCCTGGCGCCCGAGGGGCGTTATCGGCAGCGGCCGTATGCGTACATCAGGCCGGACAGTTGGAAGCCGAGTGGGCAGATGGCCCTGGCAGAGAGGGAGCCAGTTCTATGATCAGTTACATCGACGAGGCGCTGAAGTTGTGGGCCGCCGAGCTGCACCCTCCAGCGGGCGAGCAGGCACTGGAGGCTGGCGGATGTGGCAGCCCGCTTGCTACCCTGATCCGGTGCAAGGGTGAGCTGATCCGCAGCACGGCCGGCAGTAGGGTGTTGCTGCGGGAGTCGGCTGAGATTGAGCTGATCGTGAACAAGCTCTTGCCGTTCGAGGAGCACCAGGTGGTGATCGAGCACTACACCAACTACGACAGCCTTGAGCATCAGCGGTATGAGGCGTGCGGCTGCAGCCGGGCGCAGTTCTACCGACGATTGCACAAGGCCCATGAGTCCATCAGGGACTGCCTGATAACCCGGAAGCGCGCCGCATGAGGCGCGCTTTTTTGTTTGTGTCCCACCTGGCCCACCTGTTTTTAGAGGTAGGGCGCAGGCAGGCCGCGCCGCTGTTGGGTGTGTCCCACCTCCCCACCTGCCCCACCGCCTGCCTGTGCGTATGCGCTGGGCGGGTGCGCGTGGTGCGCGCATGCGTGCGCTCGCGGGCGCGCGCCTATTTATTTTTTAAGTGGGACAGGTGGGGAAGTAGGGAACAGATAGAGGTGGCGCGGGGTTGCTGTGTCTCACCTCTGGAAAAGGTGGGGGCAGGTGGGACAGCGCCGCAGGCGCTGATAGCCGAAAGTGATTTATTGCCGTCGCATTGCCGGTGCTTTCTCGGTGCGTTGTTGGTGTTTTGCTGGAGTGGCAACCGCTACCCCTTGTTGCCATGAGATTGAGGGGGTAAAAAGGCGTTAATTTCACAGAGGTACGCGAGCAGCAAGCCTCACCACGAACCCGGCCACCGCGCCGGGTTTTTCGTTTCTGGCGCCCAGGCTCCCCAGCCTTGGTCACGGCGCCTTGACCTAGCCCGCACATGGGCTAGGGTTGGGAGCAAGGTCTTCCCTGACCTCCCAAGCGGCAAGGATGCCGCCGCCCCTTCGGGGGCACCTCTTCCGAAGCCTCGCCACCCGGCGGGGCTTTTTCGTTTCTGGCATTCGAGGTGAACCGATGAGCGATACCCATCAGACGCTGAGCGATGTGCCCACCCTGCTGCTGATCCTGGTGGCGCTCGCCGGCTTGGTTGGTGAGATGCGCCAGGCGGATGTGCCAGGTGTGGCCATGGCTGAGATCATCAAGCGGATCTTCCTGCGCTTCGGCAGCTCGGCCGGCTTCGGCATGGCCACGCTGCTGATCCTGTTGGCGACTGGCCAGGGCATCTACCTCGCCGCCGCAGGCGGCATCCTCACCGGCCTGCTCGGTGCGGACATCGCCAGCGCCTTCTACACCCGCTACCTGGCCAAGCGCGCCGGGCTGGGCGAGGTGGAGCGCCGCCGCTCGGCAGAGCAGGGCGATGGCTGAGCGCGGCAGCAGCACCCGGCGCGGTTACGACTACCGCTGGCAGCAGGCCCGGGCCGATCACCTGCGGCGCCACCCTATGTGTGCCGAGTGCAGCACTCCCCATAGGCCCATAGCTGCGGTGATCGTGGACCATAAGGTCGCGCCCCGGCTGGGTGAGGCGCGCAAGACTGGAGACGCCGAGCAGATCGCCGAGGCGCACCGCCTGTTCTGGTCCCGCGACAACTGGCAGTCGCTGTGCAAGCTCTGCCATGACTCGGTTAAGCAGCGCCTGGAGAAGTCCGGCCGCCGTATCGGCTGCGATGCCTCGGGGTGCCCAACGGACCCCCGCCACCACTGGAACCGGCGCGCGTAGCCGGTCCCGGGGTAGGGGGGGGTGAAAAACTTTCGCTCTCGCCCGCTCTAGACCGCTCGGTCCCCTTCGTGTGCAACGCCGGGAAAAATGGGGGGGGTGGGGGCTTGGCTCCTTAGGAGGTTGAGATGGCTGGAAATGCCAACTCTGGCCGGCCTCCGTTGCCGGCTACCGTTCACATCCTGCGCGGCGACCCCAGCAAGCGCGGCATGGCTGCGCTACAGGCCGCTGCGCATGCTCCGGCTGTCCCGGTACAGGCTCCACCGAAGCCTGACTTCCTGAGCGAGGAGGGTGCCCAGGAATGGGATCGCGTGGTGGATGCGCTGATGGCGCTCGGCTGGATTAGCACGCTGGACATGATGGCCCTCGCCTCGTACTGCGAGGCGGTGGGCGACTGGGTGCGCTTCCGTCGCAAGATCAGCGAGCTGAATGCCGAGCTTGAGACCAGCGGCGACGTGCAGACCTACAAGACAGGGGCTCAGCAGCTGAGCATCTGGCGGCAGCTGGCCAACGATGCCGAGCGCCGCGCCAACCAGAACGGCGCGCTGTTCGGCTTCTCTCCGGTCGCTCGCCGCGCGATGAAGGCGCTGGCGCCTCAAGGCGAGTTGTTCCCCAATGAAGCAAGAGACGCTGCTGACCGATACTTCAGCTAGCTGCCGCGTCTTGGCGTTTGCCAACGCAGTGCTTGCCGGCGAGATCGTGGCCGGCCCTGATGTTCGCAACGCCTGCCAGCGCCATCTGAATGACCTGGCGCTAGGCCCGGGCCGTGGGTTGGTTTGGTGCCAGGAAGCGGCAGACCGCGCCATCGGCTTCTTCGAGGATGTGTTGCGCCTCAACGGCGGTGAATACGAGGGCTCACCGTTCCTGCTGGGGCCGTGGCAGGCCTTCATCGTCGGCAGCTTGTTTGGCTGGTACGAGGAGGATGGTGGCCGGCGCTTTCGCTTGGCCTACATCGAAACCGGTAAGGGCTCGGGTAAGTCGCCATTGATCGCTGGCATCGGCCTTTATGGTCTGGTGGCTGATGGTGAGCAGCGCGCCGAAATCTACGCCGCCGCGACCAAGAAAGACCAGGCCATGATCCTGTTTCGCGACGCCGTGTCGATGGTGAGCATGTCTCCATCGTTGGCCGCGCGCATCGAGCAGAGCGGTCGCAACGAAAAGATCTGGAACCTGTTCTACCCGAACACCAACAGCTTCTTCCGGGCTATCAGCTCCGATGATGGCCAGTCCGGCCCGCGCCCGCACATGGGGCTTCTAGACGAGGTGCACGAGCACAAGACGGCCGCTGTCGTGGAGATGATGCGTGCTGGTACGAAGAAGAACCGGCGCGCTCTGGTGGCGATGATCACCAACAGCGGATCCGACAAGAACAGTGTCGCTGGCCAGTACCATGACTACGGCGTGCGCGTGTGCCGTGGTGATGTGGTTGACGACACCTTCTTCGGCTTCATCTGCTCGCTGGACAAGGGGGATGACCCGCTCAAAGATGAGTCGTGCTGGCCGAAGGTGAATCCCTCGCTGGACTTCATCCCCGAGGGGCGTACCGATGGCATCCCCGGTCGCCGTTATCTGCGGGAGCAGGTGCTTGCTGCTCGCGGCTTGCCGGCCAAGGAAGCCGTAGTTCGGCGCCTGAACTTCTGCGAGTGGACGGCTTCGGAGAATCCCTGGATCGGCGGAGATGTGTGGTTGGCTGCATCTGAGCGAGCGCCCATGCGCATGCTTCGCGACCGGCCTTGTGTGGCCGGCCTCGACCTGTCCAGCACCACCGACCTGACCTCGTTCGTGCTGCTGTTCTACCCGACCGTAGCCGACCCGCACTGGCGTTTGCTGTCGTACTTCTGGATCCCCGACCACGACCTGGAGGGCCGGGAGAGCCGCGACCGAGTGCCATACCGGGTCTGGATTGCCGAGGGGCATCTGGAGACGACGCCTGGGCGAGCCATCAGCAAGCTGCATGTGCTGCGCCGGCTGCAGAAGATCTGCGCCTACTTCGACGTTCGCAAGATTGGTTACGACCGCTGGCGGATCGAAGACCTGAAGGAGCTGATGAGCGAGCACGACATTGTGCTGCCGGAGCTGGTGCCGTTCGGGCAGGGCTACCAGAGCATGGGGCCTGCAGTTGATGAGTTTGAGCGTCGTCTGTTGGGGATGCCTCCCCCGCAGGTAGACGTGCTGGGCAACCTGATCCCCGTCGACCCGGCCGAGTGCGAGCTGGTAGAGACGCTGCTGCACGACGAAAACCCGGTGCTCACCATGTGCGCGGCCAACGCCGTCACCACGTCCGACCCAGCAAACAACCGCAAGGTCGACAAGGCCAAGTCAAACGGCCGCATCGACGGGATAGTGGCTGCGGTCATCGCTACCGGCGTCAGCGGTTCCGCGCCACCTGGTGGCGGTAAATCCATCTACGACGAAGGCGTTGGTATATGAGCATCACCCTGGTGCAGATCCTTTCATGGCTTGCCGGGCTGGTGGGCTTCGGCCTGCTGGTCGCGGGCGTGGCTCAACTCAACGTGCCGGCGGCCTTCATAGTTGCCGGCGCCGGCCTTCTGGCGTGGTCGCGTATGGCGGACCAGGCGGTGGCTGCTGCGTCTAAACAGAAAGGGGGCTGAGCATGTTCTTTTCGAGCCTGCGCGGCCCTGGCCAGGGCGAGGGCACCCTGGAGACGTTCGGAGACTTCTGGCGCGGCCTGATCGGATCGGGGCGTGGCAATAGCGCCGGAGTAGTGATCACCCCGGATACGGCGCTGGGGGTGCCCAGCCTGCACAACTGCGTCACCTTGCTGGCCGAGAGCCTGGCTCAGCTGCCGCTGGAGGTCTACGAGCGTAAGGAAAAGGGCCAGCGCGACGCGGCCATCAACCATCCCCTGTATGACGTGTTGCGCTACCAGCCCAACGGCTTCCAGACGCCATTCGAGCTGACGGAATGCGAGCAGATGGCCTGCGGCCTGCGTGGCAACAGCTACACCTGGATCGACCGCCGCGATGACGGCAATGTCGCCGCACTCTGGCCGCTGGATAACAACAAGGTCCAGGTGCTCAAGGGTGGTGACCTGCTGCCCTACTACCGGGTGGGCACTGTTGATCCGGTGCCCATGCGGATGATTCACCATGTGCGTTGGACCTCGACCAACCACTACACGGGGTTGTCTCCCATCGAGGTGCATGCCGAGACGGTGGGGATGGCCCAGGCCATCACTCGCTACACCGGCAAGTCGTTTGCCAACGGTGCCACGGTTTCCGGGGTGATCGAGCGTCCGCGCGAGGCTCCGGCCATTAAGGATCAGAAGAGCATCGACAAGATCATCGAGCAGTGGGGGGAGAAGTACAGCGGTATCGACAACGCCAAGAAAGTAGCGCTGCTGCAGGAAGGGATGTCGTTCAAGCCGATCTCCATGAGCAACGTCGATGCAGACGTAGTGAACATCCTCAAGCTCACCGGCACCAACGTGGCGCGAATCTACAAGATCCCGCTGCCGATGGTGAACGACCTGGAGAAGGCCAACTACAACACCATCGAGCAGCTGCTGATCCAGTTCGTGGTGTTCGCCCTGTTGCCGTGGGCCAAGCGCCACGAGCAGGCAATGATGCGCGACTTCCTGCTGCCGCAGGACCGGCATCGCTATTACATCGAGTTCAACCTGTCCGGCCTGATGCGTGGCGACCAGAAGAGTCGCTACGAGGCATACGCCATCGGGAGGCAGTGGGGTTGGCTCTCGGTGAACGACATTCGCCGGCTGGAGAACATGCCGCAGGTTGCTGGAGGTGATACCTACCTGCAGCCGCTGAACATGGTCGATGCCTCCAAGGGTATGCCAGACCTGAACAACCCCAACGTGCGCGCGCAGCTGGAGCTGCAGCACGCCGAGATCGGGAGGATCTTGAGCCAATGAAACGCCATCTGCGAGCGTCCAGCCTGCTGTTCAATCAGCCGCTGCTGGTCACCCCCGACATGCTCGACCTCGGCGTGAGCTGGGCGAACCGGGCCATGCACCTGAACATCATCAACATCGGTGCCGCTGCCTTCGGTGAGCCGCGCATGTATGCCGACTCGGAGGGTGCCGAGCTGGCCTACACCGCCCGAATGGAGCGGGAGGAGCATAACCGCCGCCTGGCTATCGGCCGTACCGGAGTCGAGGTTATTCCGGTGAGTGGCATTCTGGTGAGCCGTGGTGCCCACCTGGACGCCTGCGAGGTGATGACCAGTTACGAGGATCTGCGCCGCCAGCTGCGCACGGCCGTGGCTGACCCGATGGTGGAGCGCATCGTGCTCGACATCGATAGTCCCGGAGGTTCGGCCGTTGGCGCCTTCGAGCTGGCGAGCGAGATCCGCGCCATGACGCTGCAGAAGCCCATCACCGGCCTGGTCAACTTCATGGCCTACAGCGGCGGATACCTGCTGGCCTCGGCCTGCAGCGAAGTGGTGATGAGCCAGACCAGTGGCGTCGGCTCCATCGGCGTGATCGCCAAACACCTCGACCGTTCCAAGCTGGAGGAGAACGCCGGGGTGAAGGTCACTACGGTGTTTGCTGGGGCCCACAAGAACGACATGAGCCCGCATGAGCCGCTGACCGAGCAATCGCTGCAGTTCCTCAACGACCTGGTGCAGGAGAGTTACCAGATGTTCGTCGGCGCAGTGGCCGAGTATCGAGGCCTCAGTGTGGATCAGGTCAGGGCCACAGAGGCTGCCTTGTACCAGGGCCAGAAAGGCATCACCGCCGGCTTGGCCGACCGTCTGCAGAGTCCGCAGGACGCAGTAGATCAGCTGTCACTCGCTGTCGCGCAGAGTCGCGCCAGCCGTGGCGGTGGCCTCTCGGTGCGCGCCCGCGCTGCGGCTATCCAATCCCAACTCTGACCGCGTTCGCGGCAGTACCCGAGCCCGCCTAGTGCGGGCTTTTTCATGCCCAGGAGGCACTATGTCCAAAGTTCTTCAACTGCGTAGCGAACGCGCCGAGCTGAACACCAAGCTGCAGGCGCTGGCGAAAATCGAGGCCGATGGCGGCAGCCTGAACGCCGAACAACTGCAAGAGTTCACCAGTCTGGAGGCGCAGATTGCTGATCTGAGCTCCAAGCTGGCCCGAGCTGAAGCCGCCGAGAAGGCCGCCGCGCTGTCGGCAGTACCGGTATCCGAGGGGGCTCAGGGTGTGCAAGGCCCGCCCGCCAGCCGCATGGGTGGTGGTGATGGCCGGGAGCAGGTAAAGGGTGCCGGCATGGCACAGATGGTGCGCCTGCTCGCGGCTGCTCAGGGTAACCAGCAGCTGGCGGCTCAGCTCGCCAAGGAAGGTAACTTCAGCTCCGAAGTGCAGATGGCTCTGTCCACTGTCACCCCGGGCGCTGGTGGTGTGTTGGTGCCGCAGAACTTCTCGTCCGAGGTGATCGAGTCGCTGCGCCCGGCCTCGGTTGTCCGCAAGATGGGCGTGCGCAGCCTGCCGCTGAACAACGGCAACCTGACCATGCCGCGTATCACCGGCAACACCGTGGTGACTTACATCGGTTCTGAGCAGGACATTGCCCTGACTGGTATGACCTTCGCTGACACCAAACTGTCGGCGAAGAAGCCCGCCGCGCTCGTGCCGATTTCCAACGACCTGCTGCGCATGTCTGGCGTCAATCCTCGCGTTGACCAGCTGGTGGCTGATGACGTGACCGTCAGCATGGGCCTTTCCGAGGATCTGCATTTCATCCGCGCTGATGGTTCTGGCGTGCTTCCCAAGGGCATGCGCTATTGGGCTATCCCGCAAAACCTGGTGCCCGCTCCGGCGGCTGCAACCATCACCCTGGAAAAGATCGACCTGTTTGCGGGCGGCATGATGCTGCGAGTCGAGACCGCCAACGTGCAGATGAAGTCCTGTGGCTGGCTGATGCACCCGCGCGTACTGCGCTGGTTGCAAAGTCTGCGTGACGGCAACGGCAACAAGGCCTACCCGGAGATCGAGCAGGGCAACTGGAAGGGTTACCCGGTTGGTCTGAGCAACCAGATCCCGGTCAACCTGGGCGTGGATGGCGACGAAACTGAGATCTACTTCGTCAACTTCGCGGACATGATGATCGGCGAGGACATGGACCTGGTGATCGACTTCAGCAAGGAGGCTGCCTACAAAGACGGCGCCGGTAACTGGGTCAGCGCTTTCCAGCGCGATCAGACCCTGGTGCGCGTCATCGCCAAGCACGACTTCGGCCCGCGCCATGTCGAGTCCATCGTGGTCGGCACCGCCTGCGACTGGGGCGCTGGCATGTGATCCCTCTCGCCCTGCCAGCCGGTAGGGCGATTTCCTGATTCCCTGACTCGAAAGGTAATGACATGAGCAAGCCCGTAGCGGTGAAGTTCCTCAAGTCCTGGCGCGGCTATTCCGCCGGAGAAGTGGCTGGTTTCGCGTTGGAAGAGGCGCAACGCCTGGTTGATGGCGAAGTTGCCGAGTTCTTCGATAAAGCCAAGGCCAAGGCTGCAGCTTCTGCTGCGGCAAAAGCAGCGAAGGCAGCCGCAGCCGCGACTGCAGCTGGCGATGCACAAACTGACGGCAAAGGCGCTGCCGGTGCCGGTGCCGGTGGCAACGACAACGACAACGACAACGATAAAGACGACGAAGGGAAGCCCTAACCATGGCCCGGCGCATCGCATACGAGGGTGATCTACCGATCACCCTGGAAGACGTGGCCCGGCAGTGCCGGGTTGAGCCTGCTGATCTCCAGCCAGAGCTGATCGAGGGGGTGATCATCCCCGGCGTGGTCGCCCAGGCTGAGGCCAAGACAGGCGCTGCGGTGCGTGCGGCTGTGTATGAGGAGGAGTGGCCCGAGTCCTACGGCTCGGGCCATGCCCTCGATGTCGGCCAGGCTTCGGAGGTGGTGTCTGTCTCGCGCGTACTCGCGGACGGCACCCCGGAGCCGTTGACCGTTACCGCCCGCCTGCAGCGTGAGCAGCGGGAAAGTTTCCTGCACTTCCCGGCTGGCCGACCGGCCGGGGTGCTTTCGATTCGGTACAAGGCGGCAGTAGATCTGGAGGCCTACCCGGGAGTGCGCTCGTGGCTGCTGATGAATGCAGCCACCGCTTACGAATTCCGCGAGACCCTGGTGGTCGGCACCATCCTGGCTGAGCTGCCCTCGCACTTCACAGATTCGCTGCTGGCCGAGATCGAAGTGCCACCGAGGTTCTGACATGTCTACCGCCTCTGGATATCGTGCCGGCCAGCTCCGGCACCGGGTGACTATTGCCCTGCGTCAGGATGTGCCGGATGCCTTTACCGACCTGAACACGGTATTCAGCAACCCCGAGCCAATCTGGGCGGGCCTGTTCCCAGTTGGTGGTGCCACCTGGGTCGGCAGTCGACAAGTCGGCGACACCATCACCCACCGGATCGTGATCCGTTTCCGGCCGGGCATTACTGCAGACCATGAGGTCTCAAAGGGCGACCGCCGTTTCCGCATCCGTCGCGTCAGCGACTGGGAGGAGCGGGGCCGTTGGACGTTGATGGACTGCGAGGAGCTGCAGCGATGAGCCTGGCCACCAGTTCCTTCCTGCGGGTCGCAGTCACCGGCTATCTCGGCTGGCGCTTCGATCTGGACCAGATCCGCCGCATCGTGGTGGATACCTCCGACGATGTGGAAAAGGAGATCCAGGCGCTGCTCGGTGGCGCAGGCGGTGGGCGGCAGTATCCGATGCAGGGCAGCGGCACCTACCAGGCCTCGTCGCCGGGGGATCTGCCGGCCAAGCGTACCGGCAAGCTGGCCGAGAGCGTGTTGGCTCGGCGCAGTGACAACCAGCTGGCGGCCTGGATCGGACCATCGACCAAGAAAGGGCTGAAAAGCCCGTTCTATCCGGCCTTCCTGGTGTACGGCACCGCCACCATGGCCAAGCGTAAAAACGCCACAACCATGGCAATGCGGCGCTACCGGGCCCGCTTCAATCGGCAGTTGTCGAAGGCCATGGCTACCTCGCTCAAGGGGCAGAAATGAACCTGGACAATGTGATCGCGCGGCTGCGTGCCGCCTGCCCGAGCTTCGGGCAGCGGGTGGCCGGCGCCGCCGAGTTCGCGGCGCTGCCGCAGAACGCCAAGGTGGTGCTGCCGGCGGCCTTCGTCATCCCCATGGATGACAGGGCCGGCGAGCAGGAGAGCCTGAACCGCTATCGCCAGGCGCTGACTGATCGCGTTGCGGTGGTGATGGTGCTGGACAACAGCGCCGACCGGCGCGGCCAGGCCGCCGTCACCACGGTGGATAGCCTGCGCGCAGAGGTGTGGCGTGCGCTGCTGCTCTGGAAGCCTGGCCCCGAGTATGACGGCCTGTTCTACGAGGGCGGGCAGGGCCTGCTGATGGATGCGGCCCGGCTCTACTACCAGTTGGAGTTCGCCGCCGAGACTGAGCTGGGCGTGGAGGATACCGCGCAGCCCGGCATCGTCGCCGGCCTGCCGAGGCTGGCGGGGATTGATGTACGCGCTGACGTGCTCAACCCGCAGGTGGACCCGAACAACGTGCCGGGCCAGCACTACAACCCCGCGCAACCCAATCCGCGCACGCTGGGGCCGGACGGCCGCATCGAGGCGGGCGCGACCATCGACCTACCGGAGTAGCCCATGCGCCTCTACCCAACGCCTGGCCGCGTCGTGATCGACCCGGCCACCGGCAAGGCTTTGCCCGAAGAAGGGGCCAAGGTCGAGCCCGGACCGTTCTGGACCCGCCGCCTCAATGACGGCGACGTGACCACCGAGAAACCCAAGCAGAAGAAACCGAGGACCAGCGCGCCATGAGCAGCATGACCTTTTCTCAGATTCCATCGGGCCTCCGCGTCCCGTTCTTCTACGTCGAGCTGGATGCCAGCAAGGCCAACAGCTTCAACCCGAACTTCCGTGCCCTGCTGCTGGGCCTCAAGTCCGCCAGCGGCACCGCTGTCGCCGATGTGCCGGTGCTGTGCTCCAGCGCTGATCAGGCTCGCGCACTGTTCGGCGCCGACTCGATGCTGGCCGCCATGGTCGAGAAGTTCCGCGCCGGCAACCTGTTCACCGAGCTCTGGTGCCTCCCGGTGGCCGCGCCGGCCGCAGGCGTCGCTGCCGTGAAGACCATCACCTTCACCGGCACCGCCACCGAGTCGCGCACCATGGCGCTCTATGTGGGCGCCACCCGCCTGCCGGTGACCATCTCCAGCGGCGACAACGCCGCCGCCGTGGCCACCGCTGTAGCGGCTGCCATTGCCGGCGAACCGCGCCTGCCGATCAGCGCCGCCGCTGCGGGCGGTGTGCTGACTGTGACCGCGAAGGACAAAGGCGAGACCGGCAACGGCATCCACCTGAGCCTGAACCGTCGCGGAGCCCTCGGTGGCGAGCAGCTGCCCGCGGGCATCACCGCCAGTGCGGTGGTCGTCACCACTCCGGGCTCCGGCGCCCCGTCTCTGGCTGGCGCTATCGCCAACCTGGGCGATGAGGAATACGACTTCATCGGCACGCCGTTCGCTGATGCCGCCAGCCTCGATGCCCTGCGTGCCGAGATGAACGACACCACCGGCCGCTGGAGCTGGGCGCGGCAGATCTTCGGCCACGTCTACACCGCCAAGCGCGGCACGCTGGGCGAGCTGCAGGCCTTCG